TACCCGCCCTGTTCTAGCCACCCATCACTCCATTCACGCCAGAAACCTGGGCCAGCAGTACTTTCAGATACAACATAACGAATTTCATCTATAAATGCTAGCCTGCGAAAGTTTCTATCCTTCACTGGATTATAACCATTACCGCCCCTTGTCCACACATCGCCAGCGTTTTGTGCTATCCAAAGCTGTGCACATTCGGCACTGTTTTTATCTGCACTTGGCGCTAAATTAATTAATTGTCCGTAGCGTGTTGGTTGATTTTCAAAGCGGCCTTCTGTATCAAAGTAGCAACTGAATATACCACTTTGATTCCACTGTTGATTAGACAAATTAGTAAATGAAGTATTATTAGAGTATTTATGAAGTATTCCATGAATGTCTCTCATGTCTTCTTCTATTGCAAGTACGCCGTTTTTGTTGGGAAGTCTTAATTTATATAACATAGTATCTTGATTGTTACATTTAACAAGACTTCCCATTTCACTCGCTGTTTCTGGAGCACTTTCAAGTTTAATATACCCTTTAGATGTATTGTAGAAACGTGCATGGCTGTATTCTGAATTAGCGTCTACTCCAATATTAACTGAAAATAAACCATCCGTCTTATCACGTTTAGTAGACAAGTCAGCACTATCCGCCTTCTTGTCAACACTATCAGCTATTGTCTTAATATCCTTGCCAATAGCCTTTAGCACGCTTACCAATGAGTCAATTAGCATCTATTACGCCCCCTTTGCGGTGTTGTAGATGGCGACTAAATCAATAGACGGGTCGCCAATGCCGATATTAGTGCAAGCCTGTAACTTTTGAGCCGCGGTCAAAGTTTGTGCGTTAGCATAATCGACTTTCTTGCCTACGGTTTCAGCCAATGCACTTGCTACGGTTTGGTCATTTCTGATGAGGTCTTGTACTTCCTTAAAGGTGTCCATGGTAGCATCGGCACCGTTCACTAGTTTATCAACGGCGACCTTGATTTTATCATCAACGCTTGCAATTGTTGCCAATGCACTTAAATCTACACTTGCGCTGATTGTATTGCCCGTTAAAGTAATACCACTGCTGGGCGTGAGTTTGTCTTGTTTGGCAGACAGCTTTACATCCACTGCTTCCTCCGTAATCGCCTTGCCTTGCACATCTACAATAGATTCTTTGAGTTCATTCATCGCCGTTACGATGTCACCCTTATTAGTCGTCTCAAGACCTGCCAGAGTGCCGATTTTGTTATCAGTTGCGCTAATCGAACTCTTCAGGGCTTTATAATCGTTGCCAAGTGCTGCCGCAAAACTTTTCAAATTTTCATTTAAAGTCGCCATATTAGTTTTCTCCTTTGCTTAATATATAGAGCGCTTTCAAGTCGGTTGTGTCATCATATGGTAATTTCTCAAGCACATTACCGTGTGTGATGCCTAACTTACCATCGGCTACATATAGTTCTTGTATAACTTCCTTACCTTCGCTAACGTCAAGAGACAGTATCTCCGGCTCGCTTACCTTCACGCGAATGTCCTCGAATTTTGCAAGGTCCATCTTGCCTACCTCCTACTTTGTATCTATAGCAACCTTATAAGCATTACCGGCGTAAATATTAACCACACCTTGCAATATACGCCGTTCGTACCCGTCCTTAATCATTTGCACATCGTAATAGGCTTTTTTCGGCATTTTGTAGTCTGTATTGGCTTGTAACTTGCCGGTTACCTCGTTAGGGATATGCAAACGGATTGTATGACTATCCAACACCTCAACTTGTCCGGTAAAATCAAGCTTTTTATTTGATAAATTGTACCTACCGCCGAATCTAAACGTGCAATCGGTAATATCAAAAGGTTTATCGCCCATCGAGAATTGTATGGTTCGATAAAAGTCATCACCTTGATTAATTTCGAGGTCGTACTCCGGTACTCCGTTCTTCATAGCTTACCTCCTATTCTTCCCCTTTGCTGATAATAGGGGTTACTTTTGGGTTATCGGTCGGGATAACCTCAATAGTTACCTCTTGCCCATAATCAATGCTATTAGCCTCCGCCTCGTCATTGGTGGAGATATTAAACATATCCCCTGTTTGCTGATTAATAAATGTAAATGCAGTTAACGCTTGCCCATTTTGTGGGTAAGTAATTTTGCCGTTAGTGATAAATGTACGCTTCATTGTTACACCCCCGCTAGATTAACGATTAATAAACTTTGATTGTCTGCTAAATAAGTTCCTTCATAGTCAGGGTTAGGGTCGCTCATTATAGTGATACTGTCAGACATTACGCTACCTGAATGGCAATAAAAACTTTGTACAATTACTTCCCACATGTCGCCATCTTTGGAATCTGCATATAACCCGTTTAATGGGATAATCCCAATTCTTTTGCCATAACCCCGATTAATACTATTAAAATTAGGCCATGGATCATTACGACCTAATAAGCGAGCCCCTTTAAGGGATAAAATGCAATCTAAAATTCTTAAATATTTTTTATCAGAATTAAACAAAATTTCTCCGTGCGCATTAATAATTTCTAGTCCACAATTAGCTTGTCTTACTAGATTATTATTGTAATTAAATATATGTATTCGCACCGGATTAATATCAGATATATTGTGTTGATACCCTATACCATATGTAATTTTTGTAGCATCTTCCCAAAGTGGGGCTATTGATACAACATCACTGTTAGGCTCAAAACAGTATAAAGTATTAGTAATTTTGGGCACTTGCAACTTTGCATAACTATATTCGCTTACGTCAGTAAGGACAAACTGATTGTCATGTACCCCTGTGCTCCGCAATAATGATAAGTTTTTAAAACTGTCATTTATCACAACTTTATTGTGATCATTCTGTATTTCAATATAGTTACTCATTAGTACGCTCCATATATAAATACAACTAACATATGTTTTTGATTATTATGAGTGTAATTCCATGACAAAATATTATTTTCAACATTAATATTAATTGCCCAATTTCTTTCATCAGGGTACGCTACGTAATACCACAATTGCCCCCCTTGAGCATCTAATTGTATTCTTCCACTTTTCGTGTTTAAATTAATCTGGCCAATAACACGGCACAAATTATCAGTAACATCGAGCATAACGTTCCCATTCTCATCAAACACTTGTAACCCTTGAGGCACTTTCTTCTTCCTCCGTTTCAAAAACCACACTAATACACCAACAGCAAGCAATATCAAGCCAATTGTAGTTACCATATCCCCATCCTCACTCGCAACCTGTTATTTGCGTCAAATACTTGAATTAAATTATCACTAATCTCAACACGAGCCCCACTTGTTCGGGTGCGTAACGTGCCAATAGTTGCCGTTATGGCACTTAATGACGATACATTGAGCTTATCCGCTGATACGGATTTAGCCGACAACATGCGATTTACGATAACGCCGTCGCTAAATTGAGTAGTGCCGTCAATTTGAATGTATTTGCCCGCTATTTTGATTGTTTCAGGGCTGACATTGATAGCCGATACTACATCACCTCTACCAACTTTCAAACCAATAGCTTGATTGAGTTGAGTAATCGCACTATAAGTACTATTTGCAGGACTGCCCGACAAGTTTGCAACGATTGACGTGATACTGCTCTCGGTTTGTTGTACCCTTGTTTGAATACCGTCTAAACCGTCTAATTTATTAAGTTCAGTCTTGATACTTTCGTCTAGCATTTCGTCGGTAACTTTCAAGTTTTCAATCAAACTAGCGTCGATTTTAATCTCAACCGTTACGAGTTGTTCGGTAGTTTTAGCACCTTCACCGAATAGGTCAACGTACGCCACTTTTACACCATAAACACCGCCGTCTAATGCAATAAATGCCGAGTTTGATGTAACAAAATAGACTGTATCGTCAATATAGATGTTGGCACCCTTGCAACTGCTTGGAATTGAGCCAAACGCAACCGCTACGCCGCCCAAACGCGGGGTAATCGCTGATATAACAGGCTCAACCGGCACGGGTACGTTGTACTCTAAGACAGCCGGTGCACTATATCCCTTGATAGGGTTATGAGCATACAAGTAAATAGTGCCTTGACGGTTGGTGAGTGAATCAGTGCTATAGGTTGTGTTGTTGCTTCTGCCAATTAGACCGGCATCAGTGCCAACATTCAAGTCTGACCGCAATTCATAATAGTCTACATCGGCATTTCTGACCTCTAGCCAATTAAAATAGGCACGGTCGCTAAAACTTACCCTAAACCCTTGAGGGGTGTTCGGCTTTTCTGATTTCATGACTACTTGAATCGACTTAATGACGCCCTGTGAGTAGTTGCCGTGTACGTCTTTGACCTGTACTCTAACATCATAGGTTTTACCGAGTTCGCAACCGCTGATAATAACTTGACCGTTACCGTTCCCGCCGTACTGCCATTGCCCACTTTCTCGATACCACGCTTCGGCGGTGTCAAAACTCGTGATATTCGGCGGTGTATAGGTTGCTACAACATCATAACTCTTTACCCCTTGCCCTAAATCATAGTATTTAGTGTATAGCGTGAGATTACTAACTTCGGGGATATAATAGGGCTTAATCGTGTATTCAAACGCCTCTACATCGGCTAAATCTTGTTCTTGACCGCCAAAAATATTCATTGAGGTACATTTGATGTAAATCGGCTTGCCGATGTCCTCGGTTCGATAAGGGGCACGGAATAACGCCTCATCAAGGCGTACGATTTCTTCGCCCGCGTTGTGAGATACGGCGGTAGTGCCATATTGCCCTCTTACTAATCCGGATAATACATAATTGCCGTTAGCCTGTAGTGTGGCGGTTTCGTACGATAAACACTCACCGTTAAGCCAACATACGGTATTCCCTCGTTCGGCGTCGAGATGAGTACCGCTTTTGAGTTCGCCGTATGACATTTTGACCGTGCAACTTGTTGCCGTATCAGTCAAGCCACTAACTAGCGAGCCAATGCGTGCCCTATGATTTAACGTGCCTATTTGCTTGTAGGACGTTCCCGAATCTGATACCCATATATTGCACCCACCCCAACCGCTTGGGGCTGTTACGGCTAATAATAACTCATCACCGGCAATGTCGCCCGGCGGTTGTATGACACTCAATCGGGTAACGCTTGGCGGTGCTTGGTTATAATCAACAAATGGTCGTTCGTTCTCATGCACGTCATATTTTGCCGGCGAATATGTCCCCGGCGGTTTGCCAACGGCGGTTATTTCAAGTTGCCCGTCGTTTGCCTCGTTGACGGCGGTAATAACTACAACTTGCTTATTCAACTGACAAATCTCATCAGTCAATGTAACAAGGTCGCCCGGTTCTAATCGACAAAACGCCCAATCGAGCCTAAATGTGTACTGATTCTTAGCGTATAACTGTTTCATGGCGAGTTGTTCCGCCAAGTACATGGCTCGTTTTTTCGTATACAAATAATGAGCGGATTTAACGCTTGCCGGCCGTAGTCCGTTGCGTTGCACATCTGCCACAACTTCAAACGATACAACTTCTTTCTCGTAGCTATTGGAGCGATTAATAAACTCGACGCTTGCTTGGTTGTAACACTCGCTACTATCCTTACGAGAATATAACACAAGTTGCCCATCGGAGCCCGGAATTAAATCGTCAATGCCTAAATCGTATTTGATTTCTTTGTTAGGGCTCCACGAGCCTACAGGTTCATCGGCTAATGGCACAATCTTTAATTTGTTATTGCTCCAAAATAGATAGGCGTTTGTCATTTCTGCTATGTCATTGATGATTTGTTGAGCCTTTTGAGCCGACATACTAGGCGGTGAGGATATTAAGAGGTCAGCCGCCGCACAATATCGGCGGTAGTTGTCTATTCCGTCAATTTGTACATCGCCCATGCCGGCACTTTTGAGGACGTGAAGAATATAATCAGCCGGATTGACGTCCACGCCGTCGCCCGTGTTTAAAAGTTTGCCTCTAACTTCGAAATTGTAATTCGGTAGACTGCCACGGTCGCCTAAATCAACAACGCCGGCCATGTAAGCAAGTCCGGAATAAGGAAGTGCCTTTTCGGGGTGTTTCCCGACTACATACGGCCATGGAGATTGCCCACGCGATCCGCTGAATAACGTAAGTTGGATATTCGGGTTAGGGTAGTCAAATACTTCCTTATCTACCCACACTTTACCGACACTTTGAATTGGCCCTTCGCATAACGCAATAGCAGCCGCCACGGTGTAGGTATACGTTATATTCGTATGCTTTGAGCCCCCACCCTTGCCGGCTCGTTGCGTTTGCTTGTGTTCGTGTGCCGTGAAGTCGTCCCAATAAATCACATTGCCACTCACTCGGGTAGTGCCTAATATATCGGGCACTACTTCGCCATAACTGGCACTATTAATTTGAAAGTCGCCCAACTTATCGGCTCTTGTGGTGGTTCCTTTGCCACCGAATAAAAAGCCCATTAGGTTTCCCCCTTTCCGTTAAATCTGTAAATATGCCGTAACCGGTGCCGGCCTTTGGCATCGTAAAATAGCACATCATCGAGTTTCGACAAAATCACGCCTTGGTCGACAAATGCATGAGCAACGACGCCCGGAGCGACTAATATAGCTCCATGACTGACGCATCGCCCGTATTGATATAATAGAAAATCGCCTATCTGTGGGCTATCCACTTCATAAGCGATTTTTCGTATGTGCTTTATAAACTTTTCCTCTGAACGGTGCAAGTGCCACTCATTCGAGTATTGCTCTATCCTTAAATCTCCATCGTGCAATAAGCCCGATTCTAAGAGTACCCCTAGAATTAAATGAGCACAGTCAACGCCACGGCCTTTTACCATAGCGTAATTCATGTATGGCGTGCCTACCCATGTGAGGGCGGTTCTTGCAATCAATTCGCCCTGTTTCATCGTATCGATTCCTTTAGTGGCACATACGGCGTCGCCCTGTTGCGATTGAAATTGTTAAATTTATCCTTGCAAGTTTGCGGCGTCTTATCACAGCCGGGATATATATAGGCCTCGTTGCCGATTTGTGGCATGGCGTCAGAGGCGGTCATATACATAATGCGATTGTTGGCACTACGCATGATTTGAGTAACTTGCCCGACTAATGCCCCGTCAAGCCATTCGATGCCGCCGGCGTCATAATACCCATTACTAAATGTAGTGTTAAATTGCACATTATGAGCGTCAATAACAGAGGTAACTCGTACCCGTTTACGGTATTTATTAATATCAACGCCACAATCGGCGTCATAAATACAGTAAGGGCACTGCGGATAGTATCGACGTATCGGATATTCAACATTGAGCTTTTGCACTGTCGATTTAACATCGAGTTGCAACGTCAAGCCGCCGCCCTTCTTAACCTCAACAACGCCCTCAAATAGGTCGATAGCGTCAATCACGCCCTTAGCGTTAAAAAATGCCCGTCTAAGTTTAAGAGTAGCCCCATCAAAACCGCCATTATGAGCCACCGCCATAATAGGCACGCCGCCGATTTTATCGTCGAGAGTACAGTTAATTGTTACAGTTAACTTGTCCACTGACACGGTTGAGCTTGTCTTGATTTGATTGCGAGTAATAATCGGACCGTTTGAGCGGTAGGTTTTACCGCCCAACTTAACATCGGTATCAGTAACCGCCCAATAATACAATACTCCACTTTTCAAAACTAACTCATAGAGGTCACAGCTTAAGAATGACTTTTCATTATTCAAATGTGCCGATAGTGTTTCGCTTACTTGTTTCATTGTACCGTCACCAACTTCATACTTTTAGACTTATAAATATTCTTATAGACTAATTCCGCAGTAAATTCATCGCCGCTTAGCCTTACCTTCCAATAATAGGTATAATCGGCGGTAATAACCGCCGTAGGGCTTATAGTCTGACTTGTAGTAATTAAGCCCTTATCGATTCGGGCAATGCTTATCGGCTTGCCGTCAGCGTATAGCGTAACGTTTTCGATGTGCTCCACCGGCTCGAGATAACCGCCAAAGTTTCGCACAGCTTGCCATTTACCTTCTGCCCCGGTGCCGAGGGTTATGCCCTTTTCTTGGTAGTCCTCAGGGTCGAGCCATAAGAACGGCTCGTGTCCGCCCTTAATGGAGGCAAAAAAGCCCATAATCTGCTTATATTGCTCCGGTGTTAAATAAGCAAATGCCGTTGTAATCGTATATTGAGGGCGTTGCCAAGTGGTGAGGGTGCGGATTTTGCCGGAGCCCGAAGTCTTGACTATCGTATTCCACTTTTGGGATTTAGTCGATTTCCATTCAAGCGATTTTATCACCGGGAATTTCTTCACTTACCACACCCCCGTTTCTGCTGTGAATTCACGATTACCATCATACAAATATTGCTTAATCACTTGACCGCCTTTTGAGCCTAGCCAAGAGGTAAAGGATTCAGCATCCATAGTTGTGATATTCAACGTAACATTACCGCCACCGTTTTCACTTCTAGCGATGCCGTCGCCGATTTGATCGAATACATTTTCGGAGAGTGGTAAAACCGCCTCCGGATATTTACCCTCCGCGATGCGTGCATAGGTTTCGCCATATGCAAGGCCGCCCTCTGCTAATCCTGTCAAATTACCGCCAAGATTAGGCTTAAACGTGTGCAATCCGGATGTCATGCTCCCGCCCCCAAACAAACCACCTCCGGCCGCGGTTGCTGTACTCCATGCGGTCATACCCATAGTCGCACTAGCCCCGAATGTGGCCATCGAAACTTGTTGAGCTAATTGTGTCCATGGCCCGAGTTGAGCATTAGCCGCCGCTACACTTGCCGCCGTTTGTTGCGATTGTAACATCTTCCCGAATATCATTTGTTTAAGCTGCGCCGCTATCCATTGAGCCGCCATATCGGCTACGCTCTTAATAATCGCCTTGCCGAGATTTTGAAACGCTGTAACAAGGGAAGTTGTGCCTTGTAATATGCCACTAATGCTATCCTGTAGTGAATCAATGGCCGCAAGGCTTGTATTTCTCATGACGTCCTGTGCGTCCATATGAGCCGCCTTTGTAGCCTCTAAATACTCATTCATGTATTCCTTTTGACGCTCATAAGACTGTACACGCTCAAATTCTTCACTTTCAAGCATGCTCATAAACGCCTCAATGTGTTGAGCGTTCATGACTGCATCTAAATCAGCCATGAAGTCCTTGCCTTGGGCTCTGATTTCATTGATTTGACGTTGCATATCTTGATACACTGCAACAGTTTGCGCCGCCCTCTGTTCAGCGAGCGAGATGCTATTGCCATCATCGGAGAGCGTGTAACTCATTCCCTTAGCGTTCATGCTATCAATAAACGCTTGTTTTTGACGTGCGTTCATTTCCGCAAATTTATTCTCTAACTCGTCAAATCGGTCATTGATTGCATTGACTGCCCTGTCGGCCTCGTTTTCCAAATCAGCAAATATCTTGGCTGAACCTTCGAGCCCCTTAAGCGTTGTCATTTCGTTCATTTCAACGGCTAAATCTCTGACAGTGTTCTGCACTTCACGAATGGCGTTCGCCTCTTCTCTAAGCGCATCACGGCGTTTTTTGGCGTAGATTTCATTCAACCGTGTCAAATCCTCGGTGTAATGCTCATTGTTTCCTTTGGATTCTTCCAATTTTTGGCGTTCGTCTTGGTACCACTTATCGACTAATTTGTCGCGTGTTGCGAACATGTCGAGCCATTCTTTTTCAATAGTGTCATGAACACGTTTAGCGTCCTCGACGGCCTTATTAGCACGTCCGCCACCGCTACCGGCACGGCCACCCTTGCCACCTTCTGCCATTCCACCGCCACCGATATCAGGGATTTTAATATCAGGTACAACCGTCATACTTGTGATTTTTGACAACGCTTCTTCTGTTTCGTTAGCAAAATCTTCGGCCGCTTGTGGATCAATTGGCTTAATCTCCGTCATAGCCTTGTAATCAAATCCAAATATCTTGCCGACTTTATCACCAACCCAATTGAGCCCCTTAATCAAGCTGTTTAACAGCTCAATCGCCTTGTTAACGCCCCATGCCACCGTGTGCACGATGGTATTAAACACCTTTGATATAGTTGCTTTAAAACCATTGGCAGAGATTTCAGACGCAGCAAATGCAGTGCCTAATATTACTAATGCACTAATCAATAACGCAATAGGATTAGCCCTAATCACAGCATTTAACACTGCCATAGTGCCACTCATAACCGCCGTAGCCGCACTGCTTGCCAATGACGCCACGCGTTGAGCCGCCAATCGTGCTGTATTAATCATTAAGGCTGCGTTATATGCCCCCATAAGGGCAAGGCCTATGACTTGTACGCCATTCCATGCCAATTGTGCTACTCTCAACGTCCCCATAGCAACCGCCGCCGCACCTTTTCGAGCCATGTTAATAGCCCATGCTGCGGAATCGGCTACAACCGCCGCAATAGTCTTATAGGTGGACGCACTTAGTAAAATCTGTGCTGCCATTAATGTACCATATACAGTACCGACAATAGCCATAGCCCCATAATGCACTACAGCCGCCGCCGTTGATTTAACAACACCCGCTGTTGTTGTCGCCCAACCTACAACGGCCTTGCTCGCCATAATCGTAAAATTATTACCGGCTAAAAGGGCATACGTTGCCACGCCTAAGAGTGCCGACGTTATCATAGGGAATGCACCGGCAACACCTGTAATAATCGACAATAAGCTTTCGGTTTGTTCTATGCTAAATGTTGTCATTGCGCTAAAACGCGAAAAAGCTGCCGAAATAACGTCGATAGATACACTAGCCACGGCCGCCATAATATTGAAACTCTGAGAGATTCCCTCGATAAGGTTTTGAAAGCCTTCGTTTGTCGTTAAACTGCTGATTTTCGCAAGTACTCTATCAAACGCCGATAAGAAGTCGCCGCTTAATCGCTGCCCGATGTCAGCAAATGTCATAGGTAAGGCCTTGAATTTCTCATTTGTTTCTTCGGCTGATTTTGCAACTGCATTCTTGATAATATCCGCGGTAATAAGCCCTTCGGCTGACATATCGCGCAATGCGCCAACGGTTACGCCCATTTCTTTGGCGATTGATTGAGCCAATAACGGCGCATTTTCCATAATTGACCTAAATTCGTCGCCTTGCAATCGCCCTGCCGCCATTGCCTGCGTTAATTGGTACATCCCGGCGGTCTGTTCTTGAATCGATGCACCACCGAGTTTAAACTGCTTATTTAATTGTTCGGCAAAAAATACAGTTTCTTCCGTGCTACTGAATGCGCTTTTTGCCAATATCCCAAGCTTGGCTACGGTCGAGGCCATATCTGTATAACTGCCGCGCGATGCGTTCGCCGCCGCATGTATCTTGCCTAATAATTCACTTTGAGTTTGCAATCCGTCATTGATAAGATTGAGCCGCGAGCGTGTCAGCGCCATAGCATCGGCCGTGTCTCTTACCTTCTTGCCAAACTCTACGACTTGCGTGATAGCAAACCCGGCCACCATAGCCGCGCCAAGTGGCCCTGTAGCCGCTATAACGTTTGATATGCCATTAGTTACGCCCTTAAGGCTATTCTTTAAGTTATTAATCGCCGCGGTGGCTCGATTGGCTGCGCTTTGCATTCCGCTACCAAGAGCGCCGCTCACTTTGTTAACAGCCGCGCCGGTTGCTTGCGGTAACGTGCCTAAACTTTGTTTTAATCGGTTAACTGCGGCGGTTGCATTTGATCCGTCAGCCGTAATCGTTACCGCAATTCTAGTATCAGCCATGTGCCTCACCTCCTTCGGCTATCCATTCTCTCATAAATTCTTCTTCTTCTTGTTTCCGTTCCTTGGCTGATTTTGGGTGTAATTCCTTCATGATGTCGCTTATTTTAATTCGACCGCTAGCCTTTAAATGTACATTTGTTGCCATAGTGAAGAAGTAGGCAAGCCGTGCATCAGTTTCTTTCATGCGCGCCTCGTACCCTTCACACATCAAATCAAACTCACGAGGCGTTAATTCTTCAAACTCCCACGGCTTCAAATTCAACACTCCGTATGCGATAGGTTCAGCCTTTCGCACCCACTGTCTAAATGATAGGGGCGTTTCGCCCCGTTTCAGTTTTTTACTTCTTCGTTGTCGCTTTCAACTGCTTCATCCGGGAACGCCATAGCATAGGCTTTCTTGCCAAGCAAACCGCTACCGATTAAGGCTTTCAAAACCACGGTAGAAAGTTCATCAAATGTTACGCCCTGTTCCAATAATTCATCAATGCGATTAGCGTACCAATTCGGCGTTTGCCGTTGTTCATGCGCTAAGCCTATAGAAAAGGCGTGTAAGAGTTCAGTTAAGCCCGGCACGGTTGTGATTAATTCCATAGCCTTGACGCCGATTGCTTGCTCTAATTGTGCTAATCTAGAGATGTTGAAATAGATATATTGACCTTGACCGAAGTAATTACATTCGATTTTTTTCATACTTAAAACCTCCTAAAAAAGAGGCTGACCGACATTATAGCCGGTCAGCATTATATACATTTACGGTTTTTTGAGTTCAGACAAAGGACCCACGCCGTTAAGCGTGCCCTTGTAGGTTGCCACGTCGTCATGTGGCGCACCGATAGACAATTCTGTACAAGACGCCCAACCGGTATAGTAAGACTTGTTAGGGTATTCAAATTTGATGTGTACCCGTTGCCCCGCACGCCAAGCCTCGTCAAGCGCTTCCAACCCTTCGTCATTTACCATGAGCAAGGTCTCAAGGTCAATGCTCCATTCTTTGAGACCCGGTAACGTGCTCTTCCAGCCGTCATCACCCTTATGAGATGCGTCAATGCTGTCAGATTTACGGCTTAAGTCGCCACTGCGCTGACCCCCTAACAAGGTCCATTCAGCGCCGGTTGTTTCGTCGGTGCCGGTATTAATGTAAATTAAATAATTCTTCCCAAGCGTAGCCATTACGGCTTCTGTTGCCGGTGCTAACGCTTTTTTCTTTCCAGTTGTCATAGTTCTCATTACTCCTTTCGGTTCTGTTTCCGTGGTAGTAGTTAGTTTCGTTTCAGCCATTACTTACCTCCCTATGTTTATAAATCCGCAAATTGAGCTTAGTTTCTGACCCAAACGAAGGCCATAAACTTTCCGTTGCCCCTGCGGTAGTTCCTACTTCAATCGTTAATAATTGGACGTTATCAGCGATAAACAAGCCTTCACCCTGTAACGCCCACAATTCCTCATTAATCGCTTGAATCGCATCAAAAAAGCGACGTTCTAATTCGGCGAGTTTCGCATAACCGCTATCCAAATCGGGATTATCATCCCTCACCCATAAGGCAACCGCCATCTTGATATAGTCCTCATCCTCACTATCACGATACAAATCAAAGACTTGGCTAGATTCTGATAAATTCAAGGTTGTAGGATGTCTAAAACCATACACGATATTAACATCATCGCAACGATTCGCGAGTTCGTCGCCGATGTAATGTAGCCCTTCGTAAAATAACATTACCCTACCCCCTGTATAATTCCACTGACCTATAGCCGTTCTTGCCCGCCTTATTGCCTGTTAGGTCAGCCGGTGTGATACGATTCTCTAATTCCTTGATTCTAGCCTCATAAAACTTCAATTTCTGCCCGAAATAGTCAAGTGTGCCGGTTTTCTGCGTTGAGTTGCCCCACACGGGAGCATTAGCCCCGTATGACTTTTTGACACACACCTCACGCATAGCGTACGCCGTGATGAGTTCCATGATTATAAAACTCGGTACAATTTCTTCAAATTTAACATCAAGAGAGGCGGCGAAATATGCGAGCCACTTTTCGGCCTTTTCCATGATGTCGTCAGTGATATTCTGACCGAGTAAATCATCACTTAAACGTATAAGTTCTACCTCGTATAGTGCTTGCAATGTCGCTCACCGCCCTTTCTGTATGCTTAGCGAATATCTCATCAATGCGAGTTTTGTTGTTTTTCAAGGCGTCATATAGAAATGGGTCGCCCTTGTAGCCCGGATGCCGTACCGATTTGGCAAATATAGCGTCATTGCCTTCAAACCATCGGAGCGAACGCTTATTCACGGCAAATATATCGTGTTCCGGCGTGCCTTCATGTACAAATGGAGCATATGAGGCAATGTTTGTATCAAGGTACGCCTCACCTGTTAGCCCGTTGTTAATAAATCGAGTTTCAACCGACTTTTCAAGCTCGCCCGAATGTGATGTGTAATCGTGGTCTTCTTGAGCCTTGCCTCGTACTAAAACTGTAGCCTCTCTTACCGCCAATCTAAGCCGCTTATTAAATGCATCCCGAGTATTACTCATCCGCCTCAACTGCTTTCTTCGCTGTTCTGCGTTTAGGTTTTGGTTCTTCAACCTCTTCTGGTTTTGATTCTTCAATAGGTTTAGGTGGTTCTAATTCAGCAATAATAAAGCCTTGTTCAATGTACTGTGCCACCTTTTCAGATGGCACATACTGAACCTCGTTTAATCTAACTAATCTGACCATAATTAAGCTCCTGTATTAACCCATACGCCGGCTAATTTGTTGGTCGGAATCCATAAGTCATGGAATTTGCGATAATCAAGCTTCCACGCGTCCGCCTTTTGGTTGATGTCAGGTGTGAAAATACGTACTTTGTCAGTTTTGGAGATGGCGAGAGGTGCATTTTTTGCCATGATAATCCAGTTGATGCCTTTTGCTGCTTCATCCGCTTTAAATCCACCTTGTTCCTGTCCGCTAGTTTTGCCGTCAGCGAATACATACGCCGTTTTCATGCGTGCAGAAGGAACGCCTAAGATAGGGATATCATTATAAGCACGTACTTTAGTATTGATTTCACCGGCCTTGAAGTCAGTTACAGACATATAGCGCTCAATCTTATCGGCGCTATTTAAAATGTTGCGGATAGGGGTAGACATAGAAATAACAAGCGGTACATCTTCACCTACAATATCCTGAATGTTGGTAATTTCTTCATCAAGTTTTGCCAAAATGTTGGCGGCGGTCGGTGTAAAGCCCGCTGTTTCGTGTTTTGCCGTTTTAGCGAGTGCAGCAATACGAGAATAACGGTAAGCGTCAACTTCCGGAATTACCTGTAAGCGCTGAAATTCGCCCATTACATTGCCGGCACTTGCGACAAAGTTAGATTCATCAATGTCCATTGCGTCCAAATGGAACGTACGGCCACGGTCTTGAGTTAATTTGTAGTCATCATAGGATAAGGTTACAGAACCCTGATTGAATCCTTCATCACGACTATACGTTGCAAGCCCGGATGTAGTGATTTTTGGCATACGCACCGTGTCGCCGCCGTTGTACTTAACTTGAGATGCGTTCGCTTCCATCCAACCGGATGTAGCCCCGACCAACATTTGTTTGTCGAGAGACTGTTGAAACAATTTAGCCATTTCCAATGTGTTAATTGCCATAATTTTTTACCTCTTTTCTTTAAATTCCTAATGCCTTTTCAAATTCTTGTTGTACGTCGTTACCACTCGCACCGCTTGCCCCGCCCGATTCACCGCTACCGGCGTTTTGCGTACTTTTAACCGCCCAAGGCTTGCCCTTGAGAAATTCGGCTGCATAATCCTGAATAGTGCCAGTTGTGCCGTCGTCCTTAATGTAGCTATATGAGCCATCTTCGCTCACTGTTACTTTATCGGCGGCCATTTGCGCGAATAGTTGCGGATCCATTGCGTTGTTCTTGGTAAACGCGTCTACAAATTGCGATTGGATGTCGGCCTTAATGCGTTTACTTTCGGCTTCTTTGCGTGCGTTTTCAGCCTCTTCCGAACGTTTCGTCAAGGCTTCCACTTGCTTTTTGAGCGTTGCCATTTCCTTGTCTGTGCCGGCCCCTGCCGATTCAACTTCGGATAATTTAGCAGCTAGGCCATCGCGCTCTTTTGTTATGACCTCAAGGGTGGCCGTAGCCTTTTCTTTCTCCTCGCGGTGGGCTTTGGCCTCGCTGTTCAATTTGGCAACCTCTGCTTTAATCGCCGATACATATTCGCCGCCGTTTTCCAATCCTTCGAGTTTTGTGTATAACTCTGCTAGTGTCATTGTTAACCTCCGTATACATGACTAAATATATAAAACGGTCTCCACCGTTTTTACCAATAAAACATGTACAAACACCACATAAAGTGGTATAATACGATTAATAAAAGACGATTGTTTCTTTGCCCCGTTGGTATAGCTATATACCTGGTAGAGAGACTAATCGTCTTTTTCTTTTTTATAAACGTTTATCACTTTCCCTCCATCTATGAGGATGATTTCAGTGATATTTTTTGTATAGTTTGAGGTAAATACCTTATTGATTTGTAATTCAACTGATTGAACACTCATTTCCGTTTTATCAAGAGATACAATAAATCGATTTGATTGTTTTTTATGCTTATTTATCATATCGAAAACTGTATTCTTGCCATTGCCGCTTGGAGATTTCAACTCGTACGGTTCGTTTCCAATCATAAAGTCAGGAGTATTTATACTCTGAGGGTAATTAATTCTTGGAACTAATTGTATATCTGTTCCAAAGTACTCACCTAATATATCAGCTATACGCCTCTCATAAGGCGTATGATCAAGTAGAACATGCTTGCCATCGACTTCGTATATTTGCCCGTCAACAACAATATTGTTCAATTCAATGACCTTATGAGGCGTTATTCGACCATTTAAAATTGTTCGATTAAAACCTCTAGCCTTGTCCATCCATACTGCTTTACCTTCTTTGACCAATTGACTTCCCTTGACACCGAGCAACAACTCTTTCTGCCGTTGAGTAAGTGTATTAATATATTCACGTCCACCTTCTTCAATGCGTTCGCTAGGCTCATCCGGCACTTGCCCTTTAAATATAGGCTTGAGCCGGCACATGCAGTGTGGGTGCACGGGGATAGTTGGTACCTTATCCTTAGGATATATACCTTTTCCAAGGCCGTACAAATCAGCATTAGCATACAGGTCGCATATATCATAATCAGGGTGTGCGGTCGATAGTTTCCATTGATACGCCACGCAATCCTCATTGTTTTGCCATTTAGCTAAAAAACCGTCAATATACGCCCTTGCTCGTTCAGTGCGTGCGATACGTTCAGCAAAATACCGAGTTCGTTCTTGTGTCGCCACATGCACCGCCTTAAACAAAGCCTCATTGTTGCGTGATTCAATCGCCTGTAGCACCTTGTTATAAGCGTATTTCATGCCTTGCGTGTTAAGCTGTCGGATATATCGTTCAACTTGACGCATGGCGTTTCTGTATTTTTGCTTATCATAATTCGGGCCATTGCTTAATTTAATGAGTTTTCGCATGAAGTCCGGTATATCTTGCTCCGGAATAATACCGCCGTAGCCATAACCGTCAAACAAAGCGAGTGCATTAGCCTTGTAATTGGCGTTCTTTAGCATTTGTTGATGCAGCACGCTAGCCACCATATCACGCACAGCCTTAGCTCCCTTAGTCGTACGATCCGATAGAGTGAGTTTATCGGGAGCCCACACCATTTCAAACACCTTACTTATTACGCTTGCCGCCAATACACCGCCATAACCTTGCTCTGCAATTCGATGCAGTGACTTTTTTACTTCGTCTTGCAAGGTTTTCATAATAGGATACTCCAAATACGCCATATCAACGGCTTGTTTTGGGGTATACCCCTTATCTAACAACTCTTTAATTCTCTTTTCAAAAGCATCAATCATTTGATTGGTCGTCATCTAGCTCACTCCCGTAGGCGGTTGACTGCTCTAAATCATTGGCGGCGGCTTGCAACTCGTTAATGATAGCATCGTAGATATCAGCGTCAATGTTCGGCATATACGCCTCAAGCACCTTCTTAGCAACTTCAAGGCTAAATGTCTTACTTGTAATACCTAAATCAAATGCTTGTTGCGCCTGTGCTAAACAATCAGCCACATCATCAATATTAAAGTCTCGCGGATATTCGCACTTATAATCGACTGTTTCACCTGCCCATAGTTCATAGATGGCAACAATGGCCTTCTCTGCTTTTTCGCACTGCACGGCAAAGTTAACAAGGTTCTTGTTCGTCCGCTCAAAATCCCACTTCTTGGCAAGTCCAGACTTCGCCGATTCAACGCCAATGACGCTATTTAAACCGCTCATGCGATACATCTCACCGACTAAGTTTTTGATTTGCTCCATGAGGACTTCAGCGGGTCCCGAATCAGGCGCAATAAATTGAGGTGCATTTGTGTCAGAAGGATATAATAGCAAGTTATTGGTGCCGATTGTTACATCGGTCATGTTAGTGCCCGCACTCTGCATAGTTAAGATGTTAAACGCTTGATTATCGCTGATTTGACTGAGCAAACTGCACAAATGGTAGATATGATAGTTAGTCTTAGCGATTGAAATAAACTCCGGCGCCGGTAAGACTCGCCGAGGGTCTGTATTTCTGCCAAACCACTGCACAATCGGTACACGCTTGAGATTGTGTTCACCACTTCTTAACAATTGGTCGTGTTCGTCTCGAACCTCCCAACCGTCTATTGTCCATTTGTACTTGCGGACATGATACCCATCATCATCGTAATAGACGCCCTCATAACTGAAATCAATCAACCGACCTCGTTCGTTAAAGTGCCACCCCGTTACATTCTTCGGCTCGATGGCTGTGAGGAATGGCAACGCCCTCATATTCAGGTTGTCGGCCTCTGATTCGCCGAGTGTTGCCTCGTTATTCACAAGAATATATACAACGCCATATAGTTTGGCGGAGACTGCTTGCCGGCTCATGAAGTCCTGTAAGTTAGTGCCTACTCGGTCAACATCATCAAGAAACATTTTAAATTTTGCCGTGTCTTTGTAATCCCTCTTGATCTCATCATTAAATACCGGCAGCACCGAACTATCAACGATAGGCCCGACATAGTTAAGGTAGTACGCCAATTTCTTACGCCGTGCGTAGTTCTTATTCGATTCCCTCGCATGCTTAATCAATGCCGAGCCATCGTAAAACTGCCCGTCGCCATAGTAGGCGTCATGCAATAGCTTATACATTTCATTCTTTCGATTTGTCGCCATTATGGCCTCCTTTAGTAAGTATTAATATGACCGCCCTGAATGCCGCCCATACAACAGTATTCAGCTACTCCCGTGAGTGCATCCGGTGCGTCATCGTGTTTATTTTTGCCTTCCCGTTGATACCTTGTAACAGCATCATAAAACTCCGGCCATTTATCCCGCCAATTGACAGGGAAGTAAATGTGTTCCATTACCCAAGTTGAATTTGATAATATTCGAGCCTTTTTATTCCGGCTTTGATGGAACGGATGAATTGAGCATCTGTTATTTTGATATTGATTAGCCAATATCGTAGTAATAGACCGCGCAAAACCTCGGCCACCGTTATTGCTTTCAATATCAGCCACATTTACCCTATTTTGTACAAGCATTCGAGCCATTGCCGGTTCTGTTATTTCCATGCCTTTTTTGGTATATAAGACATCCAATATATAGGCTTCTTTGTTATACACGCCGTAGCAAATACTGCATAAATAATCTTCGCCTTCGTCTGCGGTGTCGGTATAGTTCTTGATTTCAGTGAATAAACTTTGTCCGCAATCATTAACCGGCGGAGAACCGTATGTCTTGAGTGTCGTATATAGGCACCCTTTTAAGTCGATAGGTTCTTGCTGATAGTTAGCACTTGCTATATCCTCGCCCATGGCTCTTTTCTTCGCCAAGTAGCTATCATACGATAGCACTTCATCGCATAGCATGTGCCCGTCGTCTTGTAAGGCTTTCATCGTGATAATTTTAGGCTTAAATTTAGTATCATGCTTAAAATGCGATATAGCCCGTCCGGCTAAGTCATCACTCGCCCAACGGGTCATAATTAATATAATTTTGCCGTTTTCTTCTAATCGAGAAAGCATGGTGTTTGTAAACCATTCCCAATGTTGCTCTTTGACATTTGCGTTATAGGCTTCTTCGGCGTTTTTAATAATGTCATCGACTATCATCAGCGAGCAGCCGAAACCGGTAGCAGTACCGCCCGGCGACGTCGCTAGATATGAGTTAAATTGTCCGGCTAACGACCATAAACTCATGGTGCTATCGCCGCGTTTTATCGCCCTACCGGGGAATATATCACGATATACAACAATATCCTCATCGGCTTTTTGCTCTTGAATTGCATTTCTGACATTCTTAGCAAACATCGTCGATAGTGTTTCGTTATATGAGCCCGTCATGATCTTTTGCGTCGGGTCATTTCCTAAAATCCACTGTACAAATAATTGAGCCGTTCTACTCTTACCGTGCCGCGGTGGCATATTCATGATTAGTACGTTATGCTCGTTACTATCGAAAAATGATTGTAATTCATTGCATAGCGTTACTAAATACTCTCTATCCGATTTGTAAAAGTCCGGTGCCATTAAGTGGCAATAATAAAAAAACTCGCGTCTAGCGAGCTCTAATTTTGCCTGTTTAATAATGACGTCCTTATTCATTTTGAATCAACTTCTTTATGTCGGCCGTACTTACACCCTCAAATGGATTGTTGATATTACCACTCATCTCTACATCACGCTTATCACGCCATAAAACAGGCCGTCTATTTTTAAGCCAAAAGATTTGAGCTGTGGTATCAGGCATTACATGTTTAACTATTTTCTTTTTCTTAATACCATCTTCACTGCATTCTTCTGAATATTCTACATACTCGTACCCTAATGCCCTCTTCAATAAGGCGTTCTCAACTTGAATATCGACTATTTCTTTTCCCTTTTTTAGGGCGTCAGAAAAGTCAGGATACTTTTTCTTCCAATCATAAAAAGTTTGCTTTGAAATTCCAATCTTAGTAGCAATCTGTTCGTCAGTAAACCCGTCGCGAGCCCAAGCCTGCAATAACAATAAATTATCTGGCTCAAGCCATTGCTGATATTTTCCTTTTGCCATTACAGGCCTCCTTTCTCTCGATAATTTTTATGGTGGACCTTGCAGGACTCGGACCTACATCTTACCGCTTATGAGGCGGTTGCTTTACCATTAAGCTAAAAGTCCATATGGCTGCCTAGACAGGACTCGAACCTGTAACCCATCGGTTAACAGCCGATTGCACTACCATTGTGCTACTAGGCAATGTGACTGGCGGAAGAGGTAGGATTCGAACCCACGCACGATTTCTCGCCTATCTGCTTTCAAAGCAGTCCCCTTAATCCACTTGAGTACTCTTCCATGCATATAACAAGAAAAGCACCCTTTCAGGTGCCTTCTTGGTTTGTGTCTAGGTATAATTTTGAGGAGCAAGTGTAAAACTATCAGCCTTTAAGCTTCTTTCTACAGTTTATATTATACAACATCTTGAATGCCAACTACTGCCAACTCTTGCAAACTGTTTTTGTAAATTTTCGAAAATTCCTTTACAGCTTCTCTATGCATGCGTTTCCTAATCCATTCCCGAGTGACGCCTACAACTTCTGCGACCTGCTCCCAGCTTCCACAGTTTATATATCGCTCATGCAATAGCGCTCGCAACTGACAAGATTCAATTTGATTTATCATGCCATCTACTACATCGCTATACTGCATAAATCGCTTCCATTTATCCTGCACAACTTTTAACCTTGCATTAAAATGCGCTATTTGGTCACCTAAATCTTTTGGGGTCCCGCCACTGATATGCTCTTTACCATAGTCAATAGCCTTTAAAGAGTACAGTTTTGCTCTTAACTCTTTTATGTCACGCTCTAGCTTACGTAGCTCTATCTGCATATCCCTAAGCCGTTCTAAACATTCCATCGCCGTCAATCAACCATCTCCTAATCATAACGCCTACCGCTCTTTTTATCCTCTAAGCTAATGCGTTGCATTATCTTAAATCCACCAAGCTTACACACTAGCTTTATTATCTTGATAACAATCTCTAGCCTATTCTCTTCCGCCGTCATTCTTGCAACTGCTTCGTCTCCAGTAGGATCATTATACGCTCGTGTCATTCATTCCCCTCCACTACTTCCTTAAATTCTGCAAAGCGGTGCAATAATTGCGGTTCCTCGAAATCCATTCGCCCCGGTTTCCATTCTGCCTCCGCTTCCCACCCTTGAAATTCATCAGGCAAGTAAAATCTATATCTAATCTTTTTCATGTTTTTGCTCCTCTATATGATAATCAATCAACTCCTTTTTTAAGCAGTCGATAACCGCCTTTATCGCTTCATCTTTTGCAACTTCTCCGCCATATGCAAGCATTCCCACCGCCGCTTCTAATAGAGCCGTAACTTCCTCCGCTAACGCATTCGGGGAATTGATTACATTAACATTAAACGCTTCTCCTCGTTTAAGTTTCTGACCTTCAAAATCAATTATCATCTTCCACTAGCTCTGCCAATCCTACGCCGTCTAAATGCTCAATATAGTCCTCAATTTGAGCCCTTAGTTGTTCCGTGTCCACTTCATCACATAGCCATATCCCTACTCTGAAATATGCGTCCATAATTAGCCCCGTTTCTTTTGCCACTCGATTTCCGCCTTTACACTTGTT